AATTTCTTGGAACTGATTACTGATTACTGATTACTGATTACTGATTACTGATCACTGATCACTGGTCACCGACTTATGAAGACCGCGGACGCTGGACTAATCGCCTTCCTGGCCGTCAACCGCCAGTTCTGCCAGGCCGACCTCTTCGACTTCGCCATGGCCGACGGCTCCCACCTCTACCTCACCAGCGCCAACGTCAACATCGTCTCCGGCGGCCACACCTACCTGGCCACCGGCCCCTACATTCAGCGCAGCAAGCTCAAGACGGTGCGGGGCACCCAGGTCGACACCCTCACCCTCACCTGCTTCACCTCCCAGGCCACCCTGCTGGACGGCATCGGCTTCCAGCAGGCCCTCCTGGAAGGCGCCCTGGACGGCGCCACGGTCACCATGAGCCGCCTGATCTTCGCCTCCTGGGCCAACCCGGCGCAGTTCAACCCGGTGGTCCTCTTCGCCGGCCGCGTCGCCGACCTGCCGGTGGTGGACTACGCCCAGATCCAGATCAACGTCAAGTCGTGGCTGGAACTGCTGGACCAGCAGGTCCCCTGGCAGCTCTACCAGGCGCCCTGCGCCTACTGCCTCTACGACGCCAACTGCGGCGTGGCCCCGGGCTCCTTCGCCCAGGGCGGCTATGTCCAGGCGAGCGCGGGCAACAGCGCCGTCGCCTTTCTGACCAACCTCAACCAGCCCGACGGCTGGTTCACCCTCGGCAAGATCCAGATGGTCTCCGGGGCCTGCGCCGGCCAGCTCCGGGCCGTCAAGGCCTATGCCGGCGCGGTGGTCACGGCCATGGTCCCCTGGATCGGCGGCCCGCCGGCCGCGGGCGACGGCTTTACCATTTGGGCCGGCTGCGACCGCCAGATGAGCACCTGCGAGAACAAGTTCAGCAACCTGGCGAATTTCGGGGGCCAGCCCTTCATCCCGGCCCCGTCTACAGTAATATAGAAGGAAGTAATCAGTAATCAGTAATCAGTAATCAGTAATCAGTAATCAGTAATCAGTAATCAGTTTTTTGCATTTTGCCTTTACTGGCCACTGGCCACTGATCACTGATCACTATCTTTGCTTTTGCCTTTACTGACCACTGACCACTGACCACTGACCACTGACCACTGATCACTGATCACTGACCACTGACCACTGATCACTGATCACTGATCACTTGGAGTTGAAATGACAATCATCGAATCAGCCCTGCGCCAGGCCATCATCTCCGAGGCCGAGTCCTGGATCGGCACCCCCTTCCACCACGAGGCCATGGTCAAGGGCGCCGGGGTCGATTGCGGCATGCTGCTGGTGGCCGCCTACCGGGCTGCCGGCCTCCTCCCGGAGTTCACCCCGGAGCACTACGCCTTGCAGTGGCACCTGCACCGCACCCGGGAGCAATATCTGGAATACCTGGCGCAGTTCGGCGGGGAGATCCCCGAGGGAGAGGAGGGCCCGGGCGACGTGGTCATCTGGAAGCTGGGGCGCGCCTACAGCCACGCGGCCATCATCACGGCGTGGCCGGAGATCATCCATTCCCTGGCGGGCCAGGGGGTGGTCCGGGACCGCGCCGACCTGCTCCTCCGGCTGCAGGGGCGCCCCCGCAAATTCTTCAGCTATTGGCACTTATAAGGAAATGTCTTTTTGTGGGAATTATATACTTGACTCCCGAAACTTGAGAAACCCATGATCTGGCCTGACGACTACCTAATCCCCGGAATTGAGCCGTACCACGTTGAGGACGCCGGGATAATCTATTGTGCCGATTGCCGGGACATCCTGCCCCACTTGCCCAAGGTGGATTTGGTGCTGACTGATCCGCCGTATGGATTGTACTATGAATATGACCAGTATCAAGATTCTGAGCAAAACCTAATTGATTTAATAAATAAAGTGTTTCCATTGTTGACCGCCGATAGAATCATGCTGACTTGCGGACACACAAATATATGGAAGTACCCTCCCGCTACTTGGGTTATGTGCTGGTATTATGGAACGACTAACGCCCTAAACAGTTGGGGATTTACTTCTTGGCAGCCAATTCTCTGCTATGGCAAGGATGCTTATTTAGCGAATGGGAAAGGCGCAAGAATGGATGTGATTAAAGACTCACGTTCGCCGGACCCAGAATTGAAAAACAAAAAACATTCCTGCCCAAAACCAATTAGCTTCGTTAAGAAACTGCTTATTCGGGGAAGTGTCAATCCATTAGATATAGTTCTTGACCCATTTTTAGGGCTGGGAAGTACGGCGGTAGCCGCCAAGGAATTAGGCCGCAAGTTTATCGGGATTGAGATTAGCGAGGAGTACTGCCAGATCGCAGTTAAACGACTGAGACAGGGGATGCTTGATTTTGGATAAAGGGAGTCAAATATATAATTCCCCTTTTTGTCTTTTGACTTTACTGATCACTGATCACTGATCACTGACCACTGACCACTGACCACTGGTAACTGAAATGAGCCTCTTCGGCACCAGCGCCTCCAAAGCCAAGGGCACCCCCCAGCAGCCCCGCCAGGTCCTGGGCTACCAGGTGCAAAGCTCCTGCCAGGGCGCGGTCATCGCCCTGGTCTACGGCCAGCAGCGCATCCCCGGCAACCTGCTCTGGGCCGCCAATTTTGTGGCCAGTCCCCAATACACCACCACCAGCGGCGCCGGCGGCGCCGGCGGCGGCAAGGGCGCCGCCCCCTCCTCGTCCACCACCACCCTCTCCGGCTACCTCTATTACATGGACCTGATCATCGGCATCTGCCTGGGCCCCATCGCCGGCGTGGCCACCGTCTACGACGGCGCCACCCCCTACGCCCCCGCCGACTGGTTCGACCTCATCAGCCTGGGCGGCCGCCCCGCTTCGCCCTGGGGCTATCTCAGCGCCCACTACCCCCAGCAGGCCCTCGCTTATTCCGGCATCGCCGCGGCCTGCAAGGCGCAGCTCTACCTGGGGGACAGCGCCCAGCTCCCCTCTTTCAACTTCGAGGTCCAGGGCCTGAAACAGTTCAACCCCGCCGGCGGCATCCTGGACGCCAACCCCGCCGATATCCTCTACGATTTCCTGACCAACCCCAACTACGGCTGCGGCTGGCCCGCGGCCCTGGTGGGCGACCTCACCCAATACTCGGACTACTGCATCGCCAACTCCATCTTCCTCAGCCCCCAGCTCACCTCCCAGGAAGCCGCCTCGGCCTTCCTCGATTATCTCATGCAGCTCTCCAACTCCGAAATCGTCTGGTCCGGGGGGCAGCTCAAGGCGGTGCCCTACGGCGACACCCCGGCCACCGGGCCCGCCGCGGTCCAGGTCACCAGCTATTATTACATCCCCGGGGGATCTCCTTATACCATCACCGTCCCCAACTGGCTGGCCGACTATGAAGTCATGGAAATGCAGCAGACCGGGGTCGGCAGCAACCTCTGGGAGAATTACGCCCCCCTGGCCGCCGGCGCCGCCCCTCCGGCCCCCGGCTATTACTCGGTGGCCGCCGGCGTCTACACCTTCAACGCCGCCCAGGCCGGGGTCTACGTCGGCATCACCTACTGGTCCTCCCCGGCCGGGATGGCCCCGGTGACCTTTACCCCCAACGTGGTCCCGCAATACAACCTGGGCACGGACGACTTCATCGCCGACAAGGACCAGCCCCCGGTGACCGCGGCCCGCAAGGCCATCTCCGACGCCTATAACTGGTTCCAGGTCGAATACTACGACCGGGCCAACAGCTACGACCCCACCATCGCCGACTGCAAGGACCAGAACGCCATCGCCCTCTACGGCCCCCGCATCCAGACCAACGTCGAGGGCCACGCCATCACCAACGGCCCCCTGGCCCAGTTCATCGGCCAGACCCTGCTGCAAAAGTCGCTCTACATCCGCAACACCTACAAATTCAAGGTGGACGGCCGCTATTTCCTGCTGGACCCGATGGACTGGGTCTCCCTCACCGTCCCCAACTTGGGGCTCTCCGGCGCCATGTGCCGCATCATCTCCATCGAGGAAAGCGACGACGGGTCGCTCGCCTTCGAGGTGGAGGAATGGCCCGAGGCCGCCGGCACCCCCGCCATCCACACCATGCAGGCCCCGGCCGGCCTCCAGCTCAACCTCAACGCCGACCCCGGCAACGTCAATCCGCCCATCATCTTCGAGGCCCCGGCGCTGCTCACCCAGGCCGGCTATGAGGTTTGGGTGGCCGCCTGCGGCGGCCTCGATTGGGGCGGGGCCGAGGTCTGGATCAGCTACGATAACATCACCTACAAGCGGGCCGGTCTCATCTCCAACCCCTGCCGCATGGGGGTCCTGGCCGCCCAGCTCGCCTCCGGCAGCGACCCCGACACCGTCGACTCCTGCCTGGTGGACCTGACCGAGTCCCGGGGCGTCCTCCTTTCCGGGACCCAGCAGGACGCCGACCTGATGGCCACCGCCTGCTACGTGGACGGCGAGGTCATCAGCTACGAGACCGCCGCCCTCACCGCGCCCTATAAATACACCCTGGGCGCCTACCTGCGCCGGGGCGCCTACCTGACGCCCATCACCGCCCACGCCCAGAACAGCGCCTTCTGCCGCCTGGACCAGGCCGTCTTCAAGCTCCCCTTCCAGGCCGCCAACATCGGGCAGACCCTCTATATCAAGTTCCTGAGCAACAACCTCTGGGGCGGCGCCACCCAGGAGCTTTCGGAGGTCGAGCCCTACACCCATTACCTCAGCGGCGCCTCCATGACCGCCGGGCTGCCCGCCATCACCGGGCTCGCCTCCTTCTACCAGGCCGGGCAGATTTCCCTAATTTGGAATCAGGCCGCCGACCCCCTGGCCGCCTACCGCCAGATCGATTACGAGGTGCGCAAGGGCACGGCCTGGGCCATCGCGGAGATCGTCGGCCGCACCAGCTCCCCCAACTGCCCCTGCTTCGGCAACGGCACCTATTGGGTGGCCACCCATTACAACGGCTTCTACGGGGCCGCTTCCTCCATCGTGGTCACCAACTCCAGCGTCTTCGCCACCATCCTGGCCTCCTACGACGACTACGCCAACGGCTGGCCCGGGACCATGAGCGGCGGCGTCTTCAAGGACGGCAACGGCTACCTGGAGATCTCCGGGGGCGGCCCCGGCTATTACACCATCGCCGCCGCCCAGCTCGTCAACCTCGGGAGCTGCCAGCTGGTCACCGTGGCCGCCAATTACCTGTTCGAGAGCGTGCTGTCCACCGCCCTTGTCAGCACCTGGACCGATTGGGACTCCATCCCGGACGTGGACGGCCTGACCGCGGGCAATGCGGACGTCCAGGTACAGATCCAGGTCTCCACCGACGGCACGAATTGGGGCGACTGGCAGGAGCTGCACCCGGGCCAGTATTACGCCTGGAAGATCAACCTTAGGCTGGTCTTCACCATCTACCAGGCCGGGGTCACCCCCATTGTCTCCGAGTTCAACTGGCAGGTGGGCCATTGAGGCCAGTGAACAGTAATCAGTGATCAGTGGCCAGTGGCCAGTAAAGGCAAAACTGATTACTGATCACTGATTACTGATCACTGATTACTGATCACTGGCTATAAGGAGAAAACCCATGTCTCAAAATGCCCTTGTAGTGCCCGACGGCACCGGGGCCGCGGTCCGCGCCAATATCAACCTGGCCCTGGACACGCTCAACACCCTCAACTCCGGCCCCGGCGCGCCCTCCAACCCCGAGGCCTACATGCTCTGGGCCGACACCGGCACCGGCTACCTGAAGCAGCGCAACGGCGCCAATAACGCCTGGGTGGCCATCCAGCCCCTCGACCCCAGCGTCCCCTTGAGCACCAACGCCGGGAACGCCTACAGCATCACGCTTTCCCCGGCCATCACCGCCTACGTGGGCGGGGTGGTCTATAAATTCCTCCCCAACGCCGCCAGCACCGGCGCCGCCACCCTCAGCATCAACGGCCTGGCGGCCATCCCCATTTCCCTGGCAGGCATACAGGCCAATCAGCCGCTATTTCTCGTCTATGACGCCACCGATGTGCTTTTCCTGGCGCTCGGGATACCATCGGCGCCGGCCGCTCCCGTTCAGGGCGTTCCACATGGGATGCAGCTCTTCACCTCCTCCGGCACCTGGAACTTACCCTCTGGGATAACCAAAGTCTGGGTGATAGCAATCGGCGGTGCTGGGTCGCAGAATAACGGTAGTTATGTTGAAGGAATTATAGCAGTCTCAGGTAATGCAACTGTTACTGTTGGTGCCGCCGGTCAGAATTCTTCTTTCGCAGGTAGCACAACCCTTCAAGCAGACTACGGTAATAATGGTGGCTCTGGTGGTTCTATTATCGTGCCAGGCAACGGCCTCAATAATCTTAATGTTGTCTGCGGCCAAATGTGGGGACAGATGGTAGGCAATCCAGGGAATTCGCAGGGTTGCGTCTTAGTTTACTGGTAAACTATGGCAACGGAGGCACCGGCGGCGCAGTCCTCGTGATCTGGTAAGTCGTGTAGGGTGGGCACTGCCCACCATTTCCTTAAGGTTCTTGTAGCCGCAGGCTTTAGCCTGCGTTTAACCCAATCCAGGAGGATCACCATCATGCCAGCAACAGGCAGCGCGGCAATCTCGATTGACCCCACGGCAGGGGCCCAGCTCACTCAAACGATGACGGCGCCCTTGGCGGATATTTTCGCAGCTATCGCCAAGGCAGGCGGGGAATTGTTCACTGTGGAAATTGCCAACGTCCCGGGCTGGCAGCTCCAGGTTAATTGCATCCCGGCCCCTGATCCAGCGCCAGCGCCGGCGCCCTGAACTGGCTTCACCTCAGCCCCGTGGCGAAGACATTTGGGGGGAGGCAATGGTTTATGCCTCCCCGTACCTCTATCACCCTAAAAAGGGCGCTCACCGCGCCCTCATCCTCCCAAAAATCCAACAGTCGTTTGATTTTTCGCTCCATCTTTTTTTCGCCATTTCTCGCGTTTCTGCCCCTCATTTCTCGCGTCCCGCTTTACGGGGCAGGGCCTTCTCCAGGTAGTTCAGGGCCTCCCCATACTTCTGCTCCTTCGCCATGACGGCCGCGAGATTGTTCAGGACCAGGGGGTTATTGGGGTCCTGCTTCAGAAGCTTTTCGAAGATGGACTTGGCCTGGTCCAGCTTGCCCGCCTCCAGAAGATCATAGCTCGAAACCAGCATCTGCTGGATCTTGGCCTGGTCACCCCTGCCCCAGGGCAGAAGTGGTCCAGGCCAGCAGCAGGCTCACCGGGAGCGGCAGGACGGTTAGCCGGAGAAGCCTCATCTCTCTCCCTCACTTTCACGGGGACGTTCTTCAAAAATAAGGGGGCTGAGTACCACTGTCAATCTCCCCAGCCCCAAGCGCCAGCTTCCATCCTTTACCGAAAACTGGAAACCCCAAAAAAAAGGCCCCGGGAAGGGGCCAAAATGGGGCGGCAGTTTAAGAAGCGTTTACCTCAGGCCTTTGCCAGGGATGGGACTTGCTGTCATCATCCCTTGGACCATCTCGATGTTCATCTTGATTAAAGGCCCCAGATCCTGATTGCCCGTTTTTCCGGAGACCGGTTTGAGGGCCACGCAAATGTTGCCCACGGTGCACACCCGGTTGACCTCAACCATGTAGCCTTGGGCCTTGGGGAGGGCCTGATTCAAATAGGTATCAGCCTTATCGAATTTTTTCATGCCGACCATCACCGCGGCCAGGTTATTCAGGGCCAGAGGGTTGCCGGGGTCCTTGGCCAGGACCCCATCCAACAGTTTCTGGGCCTGGGCGTATTTTCCTTGAGAGATCAGGTTATAGCTGTCACTCAAGGCCTTGGTTTCATCGGCGGCCATGGCCATTCCCGCCCCACACAGGGCCAGGACCAGCGCCAGGCAAATGACTTTAATCTGCATCCTTTTCATGTCGTTCTCCCTTAAGGTTAAAATGCCAAATTTGGTAAGTGAAAGCCGCCCTCACACCGCAAGATAGTTACTGTTCTCCGCTTGTCAAATAATATCCCCGGATATTCGGGACTGATGGCGGATTTTTCGGCAGCTCGCCCCTGGCGGCCCGAATTCCTCTGGGGCCAACGAAGGGGTAACCCGGAGAAGTGGATTATCTAAGGGGTTAGCAAACAGGTCCGGCGCCCCGGAAATCAGTCCCGCAGGCGGGGGTCAATGGCCTCGCGGATGCCTTCGCCCAGGAGGTTGTAGCTCATCACCGTTACCAGAATCGCCAGGCCGGTTAGTCGGAGAAGCCTCATCTCTCTCCCTCACTTTCACGGGGACATTCTTTAAAAATAAGGGGGCTGAGTACCACTGCCAATCTTCCCAGCCCCAAGCGCCAGCTTCCAGCCTTTACCGAAAACCGGAAACCCCCAAAAAAAGGCCCCGGGAAGGGGCCACAAGGGGCGGCAGTATAAAGAACAGCTATCAGCTATCGGCTGTCAGCTATCAGCTAAAGGCAAAAAGCTGAAAGCTGACCGCTGAAAGCTGAGAGCTAAAAAAGAGTTTACCTCGGGCCTTTGCCAGGGATGGGACTTGCTGTCATCAACCCTTGGACCATCTCGATGTTCATCTTGATTAAAGGCCCCAGATCCTGATTGCCCGTTTTTCCGGAGACCGGTTTGAAGGCCATGCAGATGTTGTCCACGCGGCACATCCGGTTGGCCTCAACCATGTAGCCTTGGGCCTTGGGGAGGGCCTGTTTCAAATAGGTTTCGGCCTTATCGAATTTTTTCATGCCGACCATCACCGTGGCCAGGTTATTCAGGGCCAGAGGGTTGCCGGGGTCCTTGGCCAGGACCTGATCCAACAGTTTCTGGGCCTGGACGTATTTTCCTTGAGAGATCAGGGTAAAGCTGTCACTCAAGGCCTTGCCTTCATCGGCGGCCAAGGCTACTCCCGCCCCGCACAGGGCCAGGACCAGCGCCAGGCAAATGACTTTAATCTGCGTCCTTTTCATATCGCTCTCCCGTAAGGTTAAAATGCCGAATTTGGTAAAGTAGGAGCCGCCCTCACACCGCATGATAATTACTGTTCTCCGCTTGTCAAATACTATCCCCGGATATTCGGGACTGATGGCGGATTTTTCGGCAGCTCACCTCTGGCGGCCCGAATTCCTCTGGGGCCAACGAAGGGGTAACCAGGAGAAGTGGATTATCTAAGGGGTTAGCAAACAGGTCCGGCGCCCCGGAAATCAGTCCCGCAGGCGGGGGTCAATGGCCTCGCGGATGCCTTCGCCCAGGAGGTTGTAGCTCATCACCGTCACCAGGATCGCCAGGCCGGGAAAGACCGAGAGCCACCAGGCGATCTCGATGTTGTCCTTGCCCATGGTGAGCATGTTGCCCCAACTG